GCCTCATTATTACCTAAAATCTGTGCAGTTGATGCCGTTGGCATTGGTGCTAATAAAAGTGAATTTCTCACACCATATTTTACTACTTCCTTTCTAAGTGATTTCCAATCCCATCTTCCTGATAGGTCTTTATCCTTTAACCCCCACATTTGGTATTGAAATATACCCTTCTCAATAGGTGATCCTGAAATGGATTCATAAGGACCAACTTCCGAGGATAAGTCTTTAGACGAAGTCATCGCCGCAAAATATATTGTTTCGAATATATCTGTTTGTAATGTATCTGCAATTTCAGACTCAAAAGGTAATTTAAGTTTACAAAAAACATCTGCCAATCCTTGTATTCCTAAACCGATCGGTCTATGTTTTAGATTAGACCTCTTGGTCTCTTCTGTTGGATAGAAGTTTAAATCAATCACGTTATTCAAATTTCTAACAACTTGATAAACATACTGATATAATAGATCGTGATTAAACTCTCCATCAACGATGTATTTTGGTAATGCAATTGATGCTAAATTACAGACCGCCTGTTCAGTAGGTGAACTATATTCAATAATTTCTGTACATAAATTGGAAGATTTAATTGTACCCAAATTCTTTTGATTAGACTTAGAGTTGGCTGAATCCTTATATAACATATAAGGTGTACCCGTTTCAATCTGTGCTGTTAATATTGCATCCATTAATTTTCTTGCTCTCACAACTCTCCTACCTTTACCCTGTTGTTCGTACTTTTCGTACAACTCTGTAAAATCTTTAGAATCAGGTGAGTCGTAGACATCAGATAATCCAGGTGCCTCATCAGGTGAAAATAATGTCCATTCACCATCTTGTTTGACTCTTTCCATGAATAAATCAGGAGTCCACATTGCTAGAAATAAATCTCTTGCTCTCATTTCTTCCTTACCATGGTTTTTTCTTAATTCAATAAATTCGAATACATCCGCGTGCCATGGTTCTAAGTAGATAGCAAAAGAACCTTTTCTTTTACCACCTTGATTAATCCATCTCGCAACTTCATTATATGTCTTCATCATCGGTAACAACCCATCGGATTCTCCACCAGTCCCTTTAATATATGAACCTTTAGCTCTAACATCATGTACGTGTAAACCAATTCCACCTGCCCATTTAGAAATATTCGCAACATCCTTAACAGTATCAAATAACGCATTTATATCGTCACCTTTATTTCCTATAAGAAAACAAGAAGACATTTGTGGTCTTCTAGTACCCGCATTAAATAAGGTTGGTGTAGCGTGTGTATAGAAATGTTGTGATAGATCATTGTATATTCTAATACCCATATCTATATCTCCCTTACATATACCCATGGCAACTCTCATATACATGTATTGAGGTCTCTCGATAATTCTACCACTAATTTTTAAAAGATAAGATCTCTCCAACGTTTTAAACCCGAAATAATCAAAATCAAAGTCCCTTTCCTGTACAATCGCACCATCAATTGCGGTTTTGTTTTTCATAACAAAATTATAAAGATCTTCAGATATTAATGAAGACTCTTTACCCGTTCTTGGTTCTATAAAAGAATATAGTTCCTTTATAGATTGTGAAAATTTCTTAGGTGTGGTTTTATGTAAATTAGTAACTGCCAACCTACCCGCTAATTTTGAATAGTCGGGGTGAGTTGTCGTCATAGACGCTGCGGTTTCCGCTGCTAATGTGTCTAACTCTGTTGTGGTTATTTCATCATATATTCCTTGAGTCACTTTTAAGGTAATATACGTTGGATCTACGTAATCTAAATTTAGATCAGAACACAATGCAGAAATTCTTCTTGTGATCTTATCATATTTCATTTGTTCTAACGAACCATTTCTCTTTTTTACTTTCATCTTTACCCGTATTAAAAATCCATATCCCCGAACGCAGAATCTATGTCCTCTTCGGTTTCGTTATTGACACCAGCCTTTTGGTATTCCGCTACTCTTTTCTCAAAAAAGTTAGTCTTCCCTTGTAATGCAATGTTTTGCATAAAATCAAATGGATTTTCAGATTTAAAATGTTTTGCTACACCTAAAGAATCTAATAATCTATCAGTAACAAACTCAAGATATTGTGACATTAGTTCAGAGTTCATACCAATTAACCTAACAGGTAACGCTTCAAGAATGAATTCTTTTTCAATCTCTAATGCAGAAAGAATAATCTCTTTAATTCTTGTTTTACTTAATTTTTTAGAGATATGTTCGTTGTATAGGTGACACGCAAAATCACAATGTAACCCCTCGTCTCTCGAAATGAGTTCATTGGAGAAGGTTAATCCCGGCATTAAACCACGTTTTTTGAGCCAGAATATGGAACAAAATGATCCTGAAAAGAAAATACCCTCTACCGCTGCGAATGCAATAAGTCTCTCCGCAAATGAATCAGACTCGATCCATTTAAGTGCCCAATCCGCCTTTTTCTTAATTGCAGGAATTGTTTCGACCGCGTTAAATAACTTATTTTGTTCATCCTTATCTTTAATAAGTGTATCAATTAACAATGAATAAGTTTCACTATGAATATTTTCCATTGCAATTTGGAAACCGTAGAAAAACTTAGCCTCAGTATATTGTACTTCATTTACGAAGTTTTCTGCGAGGTTCTCGTTTACAATACCGTCAGATGCTGCGAAGAACGCCAAAACGTGTTTAACAAAATGTTTCTCATCGTCATTTAACTTATTAGACCAATCGCTAACATCTTGCATTAGGTCTATTTCTTCCGCAGTCCAAAAGGATGCTTCTTGTTGTTTATAATATTTCCATATATCGTGATGTTCGATAGGAAAAAGGACAAATCGTCCAGGATTTTCTTGTAAAATCTTTTCAGTCATGTTTTAATGTATTTAGGTTAATGATTATATATTGTGAGTTTGTTTGTAAATCTCTGCAGCACGGTTGATGCCTTGTTCTTGTTTCCTCATTTGATGACCCAATAAGGTTTCTTGTTCCGTAACATCGATTTCCATAAATTCGTTATCAAATTTACAGTTGTTAAAGTTAACTCCATCTCTACCAACTCGCGACTTAATTAAACTCATATTAGCCGTCTTATTTTCTTTTTGTTCTAAACTCTTTGCAATTGAAAGAATTATATGTGCTGTCTGTGCCTTTTTAATTGACCCACCCATATCATCAACATTCACAATGTCCGCAGATATCGAACTTCTATTACCTTGGGATGCCGTCCATAACGCCACATTTAAGTCATAACACATTGCGTCTAATTGTCTAATAACTGACCCTTCTCCTTTCCACTCTTCATCATATCCTTTAGACCTATCCGCAATCATACAATCCACATAATCAATAACAACTAAGTCTGCTTTGAATCCTTGTGATTGTAATTTTAGTAATTTTCTTTTAACATCACTAACAGTGGTGTTGTAGTTTTCCATTCTGATGATTTTTAAACCACCAAAATTTTCTCTTTCTTGACATTCACGTGCCTTCGCGATTGTCTGTAATTTCATTTCAGGTGATTCAGTCTGTTGGTCAGAACTAAAACCAGACCAACAAGTGAAATGTTTCTGTCTAATTTGTGTTTGAGTATCTTCGAAAAATATTTGTACTACTTTGTGACCAGTGTTTGCTGCGGTGTTAGCAAACTTTGTCAAAATAGTTGATTTACCAACACCTGTGGGTGCTAGTATCATACCTAACTCACCTGTACCAATACCACCTTTTAAAAGATCATCCAATCCACTTATACCTGTTGGTATAGGTATTCTTGGATCGATATCTAATGCATTGTCAAGGTCATCGAATATATCAACGATATCATCGTCTGTAGCTCCTACTTGTAGTGATGTATTAACCATATCCGCAATTTTGTCATATGACTCAAAATCTCCTTTATCAATGATTTTTAATGCCTCACTCATTGTTTTTCTTAAATTTTGTTGTTTACAAAAGTTAAGTGCCGTGTCCTTTACATATGTCTGACCCACTACAACCTCTTCTAAGTTCTCTATTGAATGTAGTGTCTCACTATGTAACCTACCTGCTAGTGGATTATTTGACGTTTCAGTCATTATCTTCTGTTTAAGAGTCTCGTATGTCGGAATAGTTTTATATATATCCTGTAACTCTTTTACATGTGTAATAATATATTTAAATGAATTATTGTCAAAGTACCTACTTTCTAAAACCTCCATTATTTGTTCACCATATTTGGCGTCTTCAATAATTGATTTTATTAATGCTTGTTGGAATTGATTTCCTAATTTTCCGAAGTTCATCTCACTCATAGTACTTTAGTTTTGTTGTAAATTATAATTCATATATTTTGTTGTTATATCCTCTAAAGAGAAGGTCTCACTTAGTCCACCTAATACTCTTCTTAAGATCGGTCGAATGTCCACAGAATATCTCACTTTAGGGTGATAGATATGTGCAGGGAATGCTCTTGAAATAAATACATCGTCATTCTGCTTAATCTCTACTCTGAAGTATTCATCTGGGTCCGGACCTTCGTTGTTGGAAGGGTCGAAAACGGGAAAATAATGTTGATCTTTGTGTAGATAATCCAAAGTTTTTTGTTTCAAATTTTCTTCGATTTCTTCACAAATATTTTTTACATCGTAGTGAAGATTCAAAGATCTTTTAACTTTTGGGTTAAATCCTCTGACATTAAAGAACCTTTGACAGATAATATTATCATTCAAGGTTAGTAGAAATTCAAGTTTTGTAGTTTCGTTGTTACTCATTTGTTTTAATTTTTATAACTCTTTTATTTTTTTCCTTACGTGTTAAACGTAAGAAAGGATTAAGGAACTTTATCCACGCGTCATCTGATTTAGGTAGAACTGTAAATATCCCATCCTCCATCATCATCTTCATCGTGTTCTTATAGGATCTTCCTTCGGGATCCAATTTTTCGTGTATAAGGTCTGTGATTGTTTCTCTCGCTACATCCGTGAGAAACGGTTGATCTAAACTTACGATACTCTCATTGAGGTTAAAAAATTCTTCCCCGAAAACACCGTATTTAGTAACACCTGTAAGTAAGTTTTTGACAGTATTATTATACTTATCCTCTTCAAATAACTTATTACATTTTTCAATAACATATTCAATACCTAGTGGGGTGTCTTTCAATTCAGGGAATAACTTAATGAACTTCTTAATGCCCATGTTTTTAATCCCCGCAATATTGTCCGATCTATCCCCACAAACTATTTTAACGATTTTAACGTTCTGTATGTGTATTTCTTGGTGTTCGTATAGTATTATATCATTTTGACCGTAAAGTTTCCTGTGTGAAGGGTTATATACCTTAGTGGTGTCAGAAACTAACTGTGCTAGGTCCCCATCTGAAGAATAGACTATTGTGTTTTCGTTTGATTGTTGAGAGTAGTATGCGATACAGTCGTCTGTCTCACAAAATTCAAACTCACCTTGTCTTACGTATAATTCTTCTAAGTATTGTTGGACTCTTCTTCTTTGTCTTGTGTATGACTCTTTTTCTTTGTCGGTACGAATTCGTTGTCTTCTATTCTCTTTGTATCTATGATACATTTTTCTTCTTGTCGCGGATCCATCTTCTCCGTCCCAAAAGACAACTATTTTGTCTAACCTATAAAGTTCAAATGATTTTCTTAAAGTATTAATGAAATGATATATACCACCAATATGGTCACCCTTATAGAAGTAATTTTTTACTCCATAAAATCCGATTGTAAGTAAGTTATCTCCGTCTACTAATAATACTGACATTTTTACCTTTTATAGGTTCAACAATTCTATACCTCCTCTTTGATGTCGAAGTCACCCTCGATACCCAATTGGTCTTTCCAAAACTCTGCGTGTTCCTTTTTGTATCCCTCTAAGGATTTCTTTTCCTCAGTAGAATCTTTTCCACTTAGAAACCCGTGTGCGGTCACAATGATTCTACCATCTTCATATCCAAGACCATTTACATGGTTTTTCATGATAGAAATCTTCGTTCTTGTTGCGAATTTTACCTTTCTCTTGTCTTTAACTGCAGAGATAGGGTTAGTACCCGCATTTTTCTGATTACCAAACCTAAATACAAGTGTGGAGTTTAACCATATTGATTCACCACCCTTTGCCTTAATTTTTGGTTGACTAAATGGGTTATCAGGAAGTTCAACCCATGGTTGATTAACAATAACAAGTGTATTTGTATATTCTGAATCAACTCGTCTTGAACCTGAAATTCTCTGATTTAATCCCATACCGATTTTATCGGCTAACGTCGATGCATTATGTTGTTTACCCCCTTTACCATCAAATGTCATTTTACATGGTACGGACCCAACCGAATCCCACAAGAATAGTAAATCATATTCTAATTCACCTTTCTTCTGAGCGTCTAATAATTCATTTATGTAATCAGTAATTTGTTCTATATATTGAAATTCATTATTGAATAAGAAAAATCCATCGTATTCAATTTCTCCTGTTTCTTCATCAACTGTTTCTTCAATATCAAGACCCATTAATTTTGCGTGTGGAAAATCCCACTTCTGTTCTGTAATTACAAAAACAGGGAGTACACCTTTCTTCTGTGCGTCGACTGCGGTTTTAACAAGTGCCGTTGTTTTACCTGTATCTGAGTGTCCTAAAAACATATTAATATGTCCCATGGACGGACCTGGTAATCCTGTAGCATCTAAAAACGCATCACCTAAATCAAAAAACTTATCAGACTTAAACTTCGCCTGTTTAGAGAACTTTGATTTGATACTTTTAAAATCTTTTTTCTTAATTGCCATATTCTTTTTTAAAATGGACCCACCCGTAGGGACCGACTAATCGGTTTTTCTTACTCCACCAGATGTTTCCATCAATAATTGTTTTGGGTGGGTCCGTGTTAATTAAAATGGTAGGTTGTCGTCTACTTTTGTTGTTGATTGTGGATCTTCCACTTCTACCTTAGGTGTCATTGATGATCCTCCAAATGTTTCCTCACCACCCATAGAAGATATAAACTTCTTAGCGTCTTTATCCCAAACAGGGTTTTCACCTGATGCTACCAATTGTAAGTACTCAAGAGGTTTAACAGAGTAAACGTCTCTCCATGTTTGTGGGTCATTAACCCATCCGTTACTTACTTCAGGGTCAGTATGTAATGCTGATTTATCTTCCTGAATAATAGAATTAATAGTTGTGTATTCTCTACCATTGTTCGCCTTAGTAACTGCCAATGATAAGATTAGGTCTCTACCTTCTACAACATCAGTGATGTCCCCTTTACTTCTAATGATAGGAATGATTTTATCTAAATTACCATCACCTTTGTAGTTATGTTTAAATCTCCAAAATTTTGGACCATCTTGTTCGTTTTCTCTATCGATAACTTTAACTATGTAGAATTTTTTTGCTCTATAGTTTCTTGCCAAGATTTTGTCATCCTCACTTCCTGTGGCCAATAAACTTTGTCTAACCTCATTTAAAGGAGATACATCACCATCTTGAGACGGATCATAAAGTTTTAACCATTTTCCATCTACTTGTACTTCATGGAATGCTATTTCTTGGAACGGACTTGTACCGTCAGTTGTTGGGAG